CGCCGCCTCAAGCTCAAAGCCACCCGCCTCAAGAAGCCGCCCGCTCCCAAAGCGCCGTCATCGAAGAGCGCGGGCGCTGCCTCGCCCGCCGGATCCACCCGTCCCGGCACGCCGGCCTCGCCGACTCTCTCCGTCGTCACCGGATCCACACCACCCCCGCCCCCAACCGCCGCCGTCACCGTCCTCCCGTTCTCCCATTACCCGTGAAACGCGTCCGCCCCCCTGCCTGGTACTCCCCGATGTAGGCCGGGCCTCCGTGCCCGGCAATCTAACCCAAGAAAGGCGCCCCACACCCATGACCAACCAAATCCTCTACGGCATCGCCGTCGTTCCCGCCATCGTCGGCCTGGTACAGGTCGCCAAAGACATGGGCCTGCCCGCTCAATTCGCGCCCGGCCTGGCCGTCTGCTTCGGCCTTCTGGCCGGCGTTGCCGAGGTATTCGGCGCCGCCTGGCCGGTTACCCAGGCGATCTTCGTCGGCATTGCCCTCGGCCTCTCCGCCTCCGGCCTCTACTCCGGCACCGGCGCGATCGTCGCGGCCGTCGCCGGAGGTGGAACGGCCGCCGGGCCCAATCTCACCCACCTGCAGGACGTGTCCCCAACGCCACCCCCGGCCGCGCAAGCCTCCACGGAGAGAACGCCTCTGTCCCCGGACCGCGGGCGTCCTTATCCAGTACCCCCTACGGCTGCTACGTCGTCACCGCCCGGCCCCGATCCCCGAACGTCGTAGGGCCCACAGCTCCATCTCTGCCTGCCCATGCCTCTCAACACCCGCAAGCTGAACCACCTGCACGATCTACTCGTACGGGCCATGGCCGGCCGCTCGCAGGACGTGATCCTCACCCTCAAGGCAGCCGACGGCTCGACATCGACCCTCACCGTCCCGGCGATCTTCCGCCTCTCGGTCGACGCCGACCCGCGTCTGGCCGGGCACAGCGGTTCGCCGGGCGCGCCCGATGTCCTCGCCCAATTCATGCAAACCGACGTCACCCTCGATCAGCTCCGCGCCTGCGTGAAGATCACCCTCCCACCCGGAACTACCGGGCCCGACCTCGCCAATGCCTACGCCATCCGATCCATCGCCATCAAGGGGCTCCAGCCGGGCGGCGATCGCTTCATCTGCGCGGTTACCCGGCTGGGGTGAGGCGTGCCCTAACCCCCGGCCCCCTCGCCCGCCCGCGCGGGCGAGGGGGAGAAGACTGCGTAGCCACGGAGGGCTCCGCTACGTCTCTGACCAGCCTCGCGTGCCGGCCATCCATCTCCTCTCCAAGGATCTGTCGATGACACATCTCGATCCCCTTCTCGATCACCTGCGGCTCCATTGGCATCGCCATTTGACCATCGTTTTCTCGATCCTCGCGATCCTCTCCTTCGCCGCCGGCTACGGCGCCGCCCGCACCGTCTCCGGCGGCTACCACCCCGCCCAACTCCCCCCGCCCATCGCCCTCTCCGGCGGGCCACTGCCCGCCTCCTGGTCGCTCAATCCCTACGTCGTCCGCGTCCACAACCAGGGCTCGAGCAACAGGTGCACCGGCCAGACCGCCTCCACCATCATCGAGATCGACCACAAAGAAGCCACCGGCCAGAACCTGGCGTTTTCCAGCGGCTACGTCTGGAATCAAGCGGCCGGCTACGGCAACAATGGCGCCGACTACCCCGCCATCTTCACCATCCTCCAGACCCAGGGCGACGCCCCGCTGTCCGCCTTCTACCCGGACGGCTCAACCGCCTGGTGGATCGTCCCCAACGCCGCATCCCGCGCCGCCGCCTACCCGTACCGCATCACCTCCTGGCGCTCCATCGACCCCTCCGATCGCTACACCATCGAGTCCTTCATCCACCAGGGCTACCCCGTCGCCATCGCCATCCCGGTGTTCGACACCTTCTACAACCAGTTCGGAACCGGATCCGCCCCCATGCTCACCTCCGACACCGGATCCTTCCACTTCTGGCACTCCATGACCGGCATCGCCTACTCTCCCTTCGGCGTCGAGCTCCTGAACAGTTGGGGTCCGCTCTACGGCGACGACGGCCGCGTCTGGATCAGTTGGAACCTCCTCGCCTCCTACTACTACGCCGGCTGGCACGCCCAGGTCGTGGTCTCCACACCACTCGAGCAGAAGCCGAAGAACCACCCATTCCATGCGAAGCGCTGGAACTCCTGGCGCAAAGCCCACCACAAATCGCTGATCCCGTATAGAAACGTCAAATATCGTAGGGGCGATTTGCAATCGCCCGCCCCGCTCCTCAAAGGGCCTGCCACCTGGAACCGTCGCTACAAATCCTACGGCGGCGTAGTCCGCAAAAGGATCTTCCCGCGGAACAAGACGCGGCGGCACGGCTTCACCAAATGGGCCTTCCAGGGCGGCACGATCTACGTCTGGACGCACGGCCAGAAGTTCGATCACCACAAATGGAAACTGTAGCGATGCTCCATGAAGGCCACTTCATCGCAAACCGCCGTGCGGGCGCATCATCGACGGTTTGGTCGGCTAGAGGACTAACGAGACCGCCGGCGAAGCGCCCCGACGACGCGCTTCCACCACGGAAGCGATCTATGCGACGTGCTGCCTGCTTCAGCCTCCCGCACCAGGAGATCGTGTCGAGCCTCGATCTCGCGCTCCTGCTGCAATTCATAGGCCCGCTGCTCAACATCGAAGCGAGGGTCCTTTTGGAAGTCCATATCGGTAATCCTTCGTGACTCACTGTACATTGACCACCCGCATACTCACACGGAATGAGCTGGCGGCGAATACTCACGGAAAAGAAAACGGAGTGACTGCGCCCGGACCAGCTCTGATCCCGCCCGTGGATCCGCCTCCCGTCGCGCCCTCCGTAGGAGCGAATTGCATTCGCCCGCCCACGCCCGAGAGTAACCCATGACCACCACCCTCGCCCTTCCCGCCGCTATCACCAACATCCGCATCGACCTCTTCGACACCGATTCCACCGACTACCGCTGGACCGACGATCAGATCAAGCGCCAGATCTCGCGCGGCCTCGACGTCTACGCCAAGGTCGCGCCCCAATTCCTCACCGAGCAGATCGCCACCATCGCCCAGACCCGGGACTACGCCGTCCCGACCGGCTCCTGGTGGATCCGCTCCGTCGAATATCCCCTCAACGAGTGGCCCCGCCACTACCGCCCCTTCCGGGAACGCACCGGCTCCGACGGCATCTCCTACGTCGAGATCGACATGCTCGACGTCGAGCTCCCCGCCGACAATACCGGCACCATCGAGATCACCTACGCGAGTGCCCACACCATCGACAATTCAGGCACCACCGTCCCCCAACGCCATTGGGACGCCCTCTACCTCGCCGCCGAGGCCGGCCTGATCGAGTCCTACCTGGTCACCACCAACGACAACTTCGACTTCGTCGACGGCGAGTTCCGCGATCGCGTCGACGACACCAAAGCCCCCGCCGCCTGGCGCGCCCAGCTCTACGAGCTCCAAACCAGGCTGCAGGCCCGCCTCAAAGAGATCAAGCTGGAGGTCGAGGGCTCCATGATCGTCGTCAACCGCTGGGGCGACAAGCCCAGACTGTGGGACCGGCTCTAATGACGGACGGACGGACGCGGCAAATCAGACCAAAAATATTACCGCAATTATGACGCCTGAAACTGAACCACATGCTTGACCAGGACGCCCCCAGCCATGGCTAGAACCCTTCCAGGCACCCTCTCTACCAAGATCTCCGCCGAACGCCTCCAGCCCGACTACCAGGTCCTCCTCAATACCGGCGCCCTTGCCTGGTCGCCCATCACCGTCGCCGGATCCGCCGGTCAGGCCGGCCGCTCCGCCTCGATCATCACCCAGGCCGGCACCCTCCTCACCGCCGTCAGCCCCGCCGGAGCCCTCGGCGGTGGAGGCGGTCTCGCCTCCGCCCAGGTCACCATCACCGCCTACCGCATCACTGGCCTCGGATCCGCCCCCACCCGTTCCGCCGGCATCACCATCACCACCGATGCCGATCAGATCGCCGGCGTGGCCCTCGCCCAATCCGGGTCCACCATCCGTTGCTTCTACCAACGCTTCGAAAGCTCGAGTAACCCCGGCCACATCTGCTACCGCGACTCCACCAACGACGGTGTCACCTGGGGCGCCGAACAGGTCATCAACAACGCCTGGCCCATCGGCCCCCACGGCTACGTCTACGGCATCGCCCCCGCCTCCACCACCGATCTGCACTGCTCCGTCGCCGCCTTCGATAACCCCGGCGCCGCCTGCTATATCTCCCGCTCCACCTTCTCCGCCGGCGCCTGGTCCGCCTGGTCCAACACCGGACCCTCCTCCATCGCCTACGGCCGCACCCTCGGCCTCCGCTGCGCCACCGACGGCTCCGGCACCCAACACTTCGCCCACGGCATGCAGGTCCGCGCCTTCAAGTCCGGCTTCTATCACCAGCACTGGAAACTCGCCGGATCGACGTATACCGCCGGACAGGCCATCGCCGTCCAGGATTCCCCCTCCCTCGGCCTGAACTACCCCTACCCCACCATCTACTACGACGGCGCATCCGGCTCCCTCTACTCCTGCGTCGGCCACCGCGACGACGGCACCGTCACCGGCACCCCAGCCTGGTACACCCGCATCTACCGCTCCACCGATTCCGCCGCCTCCTGGCAGCTCTACGCCTACCTCGGCACCCCCTTCCAGTACGAGGTCCAGCCGCTCATCGTCGGCACCACCATGCTCCTCTGCGACGGCCTTACCCTCTACCAGCTCCCCGCCGCCACTCCCACCGCTACCGACGCCTCCGGCGATCTCATCGCCCTCCATATCACCGATACCGCGTCCCGTCCGTCCGCCGTCACCCTCACCCTGGATAACAGCTCCGGGAGCTACTCCGCCCTCAAACCCGGCGTCCAGCTCACCATCGCGATCGGCTACGCCGGCGACAGGGTGACAACCCATCTGGTCACCGCCGATTCCCTGTCCTTCGATCGCGCCGGCCCAACCTCGACCGTCACCATCCACGCCCGCTGCTCCCTCCGCCTTTGGGACATCCCCTGCGCCAAGCTCCTCTCCCTGAAGAACCTCACCGCGTCCGCCCTCATCACGTCCCTCGCCAAAGAGGTGGGCCAGACCGTCGCCACCCTCCCCGCTACCACCCAGTTCTCCCAGATCATCCAGTGCTTCGCCGTCAGCCCCGGCGAAACCTTCCTCACCGCCCTGGAACGCGTCTCACAGATCTTCGGCTTCCAGTTCTTTGTCGACGCCGGCGGCGCTCTCCGCGTATACGATCCCCAACCCGGCGACGCCTCCACCTGGTCCTATGGCACCGAGATCTTCTCCTCCTCCATCGCCTCATCCGCCGATCAGGCCAACGTCATCCAGGTCATCGGCGCCAACCCCGCCTCCGTCGTCGGCACACCCCCGCCCTTCGCCTACGTCGTGGATGGCACCTCCCTCAACACCTTCAATGTCGAACGCATGCGCGTCGTCGTCGATAAGCTCCTCACCTCCGCCGCCCAGTGCAAGGTGAGAGCCGCTCAGGTCCTCGCCGAAGAACAGCGCCACGCCGTCGCCTGCGAGATCGTCGGCCCCATCAACCCCATCCACGAACTCGGAGACGTCATCACCTACGGCGGCTCCCAATACCGCATCCGCTCCCAACAGTGGGCCATCGAGCTCCACACCGCCACCTGGACCCACACCCTCCACTGCACCGGCAAGTAACCAAACGAACCCAATGTAGCTTAGGCCTCCGTGCCTAAGATGGCCCGCAGGCCATCACCCCGCCTCCCCACCACTCGCTTTCCCCTGCGAAAAAACGCCGGACAGCCTTTTCCTCGACCCGCAACGCTCCCACCTCACGGCGCGTGGCGGCTCTACGTTCCTCCGAGCCGCCCGAGGGCCGAGCCCTCGGCTACATTTCCCGCCACGCCCTCCCTAACATCCATGCCTCCTGATCTCTCACCCATCCTCTCCGACATCCAGACCTTCTCCCGACTCGGCGGGCGCGCTTTACGCCCGTACCAGCTCGAACCGGCGCGGGCGGTCGTCCGCAGCGTTCTGGGCCGCGAGGGCAAGATCATCACCGTCATGTTCGGGCGGCAGATGGGGAAGAATGAGACCAGCGCCCAGATCGAGGCCCACCTCCTGTCCCTCTTCGCCCGA